GTTTGTGATCTCAACAGAAGAGGATTTGAAGGATGCTGAAAGAGCCGTGGAAGAGTTTCGTGCTGGGGGGTTTACGGGGCATGTGTATATTATGCCTGTTGGTGGTGTTGAACGGGTGTACACTCTTAATAATAGGGCAGTGGCAGAAATGGCAATGCGAAAAGGATGGCGGTACAGTGATCGACTCCAAGTGCCACTATTCAAGAACGAATGGGGCACATGATGGGACTGTTTGATAGATTGGTTGGCGCAAAAGAAAAGATATTGGCAGCCATGGCTGCTGCACCTGTTGATCCAGTAAAGGAACCTCCTGTGCCTAGAGAAAAGAAAGCGAAGGAAGAGCCCAAGACTGCCAAAGAGATCGCCAATGAGAAAAAAGAGCCTTATGTAAACATCATAAGTCTGGACGTGGATCTCAACAACTTGCATCAGGGTGCATTTGAACTAGACTGGAACGAGATCTTTGTGTCACGATTGGTCAAGGCCGGATACATGATCAAGAAGGACGACACTGACGCAGAGATCGTAGACCGTTGGTTCCAAAATGTATGTAGACATGTGGTCATGGAGACCTGGGAACAAGAAGAAGCCATCGCCAAGAGTGGCATGTGGGTTCGCAGCACCGATGTTGGAAACGGTCGATCCGAAGTATCGTGACCCTCCTGTATGTGAATGGCGATAGCCATACCGCTGCTGCTGAAGCAGTGAGTCCAGCAGCCTTTGCCGAAGATGACGGCTATCCTGAACTAGGACGACGACCACACCCTGCAAATCTTCAAGCAAGTTGGGGCCAACAACTGGCTAACAGATTAAATGCCACCTTGGTATGCGATGCCGAATCCGCTGCATCTAATGCTCGCATCTTGAGAACCACACGCGAATGGATGAAGAACTTGGTGCCTTGGCAATCTGCACTAGCAGTGATACAGTGGAGTACCTGGGAACGAGAAGAATGGTGGTACAAAGATGAATACTTACAGGTTGGTAGTTCGGGCACAGATTGGGTTCCTGAAGAACTAGCAGATCAGTACAAGCGATTTGTAGTCAGTGTAGATTGGACTTGGTGTCAACAACACTGGCACGATGAAATATGGCAACTGCACTTGGATCTTGACGCAGCAAAGATACCACATGTGTTTTTCAACGGCAACAATTCATTTGATCGAATCCGGTCGGGTGCCTGGCACCAAGAGGATTGGAACAATGCATACATCGCACCATATTCCCAATACACTTATGACCAGATCTTGCGCGAAGCCGGGTTTGATACAGTAAAACCGGATTCATGGCATTTCGGTGAAACCGCCCATTGCTTTTGGGCGGATTTTGTGTTACAATACTGTATAGAAAACAACATATGGAAACCCGATGCGATATCTGTTGATTGACACAGCAAACACATTTTTCCGTGCCCGACATTCGGTTTTCCGCGCAGCAGATGCTTGGGAAAAGATTGGCTATGCTCTGCATATCGTGATGAGTTCCGTGAACAAGGTGAACAAGAAGTTTGCTGCGGACCATGTGGTTTTCGCACTAGAAGGTCGTTCATGGCGCAAGGACTACTACGAGCCCTACAAGAAAAATCGCGCTGTGGCCCGTGCTGCACTCAGCGCAACAGAACAAGAAGAGGACAAACTGTTCTGGGAGACCTATGATAGTTTCACTAAATACTTGGCTGAAAGCACCAACTGTAGTGTCATCCGACACGCAGAAGCCGAAGCAGACGACATCATTGCTCGTTGGATTGCATTGCATCCTGAAGATGAGCACTATATTATTTCATCAGATACAGATTTCGTGCAGTTACTAGCACCCAATGTGAGCCAATACAATGGCATCACTGACGAACTACATACAGTCACTGGCATTTTTGATGCCAAGGGCCGCCGTGTGCAGGACAAAAAGACCAAGACGGACAAGGTGGTCCCGGACCCAGAATGGCTGCTGTTTGAGAAATGCATGCGCGGCGATACATCAGATAATGTGTTCAGTGCTTATCCAGGTGTGCGTGAAAAAGGCACTAAAAACAAAGTGGGGCTGCGCGAAGCATTTGAAGATCGCAAGAACCGCGGATTCAATTGGAACAATCTCATGCTGCAACGCTGGTCTGACCACAACGGCGTAGAACATCGTGTGAAAGACGACTATGAACGCAATCGTGTGCTAGTGGATCTCACTGCACAGCCTGAAGAGATCAAAGCCAAAGTGGACGGTGCTATCTGCGAACAGATCAGCCACAAAGACATCGGTCAAGTGGGTGTGCGGTTCATGAAGTTCTGCGGCAAATACGAACTCACAAAGATATCTGAGGCGCCAGAGCAATACGCCGCCTGGCTCAACAACACATACAAAGGAACACTAGATGAGCATAATAGCCAAACCCATAGTTAAAGATCAGTTCTACATCCTCACACAGGATGATCGGAAGGTCGGCAACATCGAAGCCACAGGAGATGGTTTTGCAGTGAGGATTAACAACCAGGTGATTCCGTTCAAGACCATGGCCATGATCCGCAAACAAGTTGGGATTGAATTTCCAGCAGTGGGAAACAAGCCTAGCCGAGAGCCAGCAAGTTATCAAGTGCAAGGCTATCCTTCAGGTTCGCGAGTGTACAATCCTATCTGGAATGTACAACACAAATTGCCCTTGTTTACCAAGAACAACAAATCACGCTCGTGGTATGCTGCTGGGTGGTATCAGGTCAAACAACGACGCACTTGGAGCATAGTTCAAAGCCCCAAGTTGATTACCTTGGAACGCTATCCTTATCAAGGTCCTTTTTATACCAGAGAAGAAGCTAATGACAAATCCCTTCCTTGATCAAGCTCGCTTCATGCGAGCATGCAACCAGACCGTGGGTGCATGGAACGAAACTCAGTTCAATCTTTACACCAGTCTCATCCAAGAAGAAACGGATGAACTCTGGGTTGCCAATGCTGCCGCCGATCCCAAAGAATGTCTTGATGCCTTGATCGACATCCTGGTGGTCACTGTGGGTGCCATCCACAGTCTGGGTGCAGATGGTGAAGGTGCATGGAATGAAGTCATGCGAACCAACTTTGCCAAGATCGATCCCGCCACTGGTCGCGTGAACAAACGCGAAGATGGCAAAGTTCTCAAACCCGAGGGATGGACCGCTCCTGAACTCGACCAATTCATACAAACACGATGATTGAACCCCTGCGCGATGATCTCATGGTCCAGCAACAACTGGGCTCGGAAGATATTCCTTACATAGAAAAGTGGAGACACATGGTAGCAGTGATCATGCTGAACCAGACTGGCCGCAAACCTGTGAAGACTGTGTATCCACTGTTCATGCATCACTGGCCCACGCCCGGTTGTCTATTGTTCAGCACACCCGAGGCAGTGAAGGATATCATCTGGAGCCTGGGCATGAGCACAGTAAAAGAGAATCGCATACGCAGAATGACTTCGGACTATATCAATTGGGATGGTGAAGATGCCACCAAGTTGTATGGTATTGGCAAGTATGGATCTGACTCATATGAGATCTTCTTCAAGCACAACTACACCGTGGATCCTACTGACAAGGAACTGCGGCGTTATCTGGATGAAGAGGTCTTTGTGTGAGCATCCATATCAACCGGTTCATTGATTCGGTAAAGGCACATGAATCACGAGGTCAACGCGACTTCATGATGCCAATGAAGGATGCCAAAGATCTGCATGCTGACATAACCAAGATGTTGTTGGCTGTGACGGAACTGCAAAACCGCCTGCTAACGGCACTGCAAGAACAAACCATAACAGTGGAACTGGGCGGCAAAGACTTCTAAAACTACCTACATTTCTGATAAATAAATGTAGGAGTATAATGAATGTCAAGGCCCAAACCACAAGTTCTCATCGAGAACACCAACAAGCAAACCTACAAAAGTGAACAGGTATTGGCCGCTGACGGTATCTGGGCTGTGTTCTTTGACAGCTTGCCCATCAATCTCAAGACCTCCAACTTGCTCACACAGTATCCTGGCCCCAAGTATAAAAAAGTTTCGTTTTCAAACAAAGGACATGCCA